TTATTTTATCCTATAAGTTACACCCGCATAGATTAGATCACCAGACAATCCATTGAGCGCTTGAATATTCTCTACTGTCGTACCGTATTGAGCAGCCATGCCAGAGAGCGTGTCGCCCCATTGTGCAGTATGATAAGACACATCTTGAGGGGCTGATTGGCCTTGTCCCGTCACTTTTAGGATTTGGCCAACATAGATGTAGTTAGGGTTGCTAATGCCATTTAGAGCCGCTAATCGTTGGTAAGTTGTGCCGTATTTAGCCGCAATTCCAGAGAGCGTATCGTCCGATTGTACTGTATATGAGTCAGCACTTGAACCGGATGGGGCTTGAGGTTGGCTGGTGGTAGTAGAGATAATCTCTACATTTCGTTTGTAAATCCAAGAGTTAATACCAGCTAATAGTACTTTATCGCCACTTACCTCTGTTACTTGATAAGACCGACCCTTGACCCATTCGGGGATTCCTTCGCCTGTTGACCAGTTGGTGGCCGAGAAATTAACCTTGACCGTATCACCGACTTTAATCTCACTTTTTGGTGTATTGTCTGCTTTCTCGCCCTCTTTAATCGCTGGTGTCTGTGTTTTAGGCGTGTTTTTGCGACCGTAACCATTATCTGTGATACCCGTCAAGTCTACATTGCCATCAAGTCCGCCTGCAATGTAAGTTGAGGTGAATTGGAATATTGCAATTCCTGGGAGTGACGGGAAAAAGTTGTAGTTTGGTGATGGGGTCACGTTGTAATCTGGATAAGCTCCAATCCACAAAGAATTTGGAAATTCGGCTAAAATCCGATTATAATCAACGTGATCAAGCGTGTAAGGCTTGTAGGAGTAGTACATAGGCGTGTAACCCGCTGCCTTAATCATACGCATCCCATGCAAAATTGCGTTTGTGTTGGCTTCTTTGTCAGCGCTCGCTCCGCTCTCATAGTCCAGAGCTACAATTGACCCTTTCGGTGTTTGTACCTGTGGCAAGAAGGTTTTAAGTACTTGCTCACCCAAAGCAGCATTGCCGCCTACTTCATACCAAACATAAGTATGAGCACGTTTACCTTGTGCAATAGCACTTGCTACCTGAGTTTCGTAGGTTGACTGTCCGTACATACCATATGCATTGATACCACCAATTTGAATGATAGCAAATTTATCATGACCATAACCAAAAATACCATTCGTACCTTGATAAACAGACCAGTCCACGCCTTGATCTCCTACCGCTGCTTGTGCAGCAGTAGGAAGCATGAAACCAAGTACGATTGTAACAAGAGCTAAAAGCTGCTTAATTTTCTTTTTCTGTGTCATCCGTTGTGTCTCCTTTTTTGTTTTTAAAAGCCAGTTCATAGTAGCCAATAGCTGACAGACCAGCAATTAGTCCGCCCCATCCATAAACGGCATAATCGCCGTGCACAATAGTTGCAGCATATGTAAGCCCTACGATAATCCCCAAAACCAGGGCTAACGCTGATACTTGCTTTCCATCTAGTTTAAATTGTGTTTTAAAGACATTTACAATCGCTGAAATGATTGGGGCTACGATACCCGCTGTGATTAAAATTTGTTGCATCTTATTTCTCCTTTTCGATTTTACTTTCGAGCTTATCAATTCGCTCGTCAAAATAGTTTGTTCTTTCCTCTAAGCGATAAGTCCGTTCAACTATGCTGTTATGCTTTTCTACCTTTTTCTCAAGTTCTTTTATCCGAAAAGTAGTAATTCTAGCACTTGTCACAATTCCGCCAAACGTGCCGATTAGCGTTGTAACAGTTGTCACAACAGCGTTTACAACGTCAGGTGCCATATGTCCTCACCACCTAATCCATTCTTGGCATAACCGTTGCGCAGGCGCCCTTTTGAAGCAACTCTTGCAATGGTTGCCCTTTATGCGTCCAGTTGTTCAAAAAATTTAGAATGACTGGCGTGCCTTGTGGATATTTAGGATTCGTATCATAAGGATAGGGTGCGCTAACAATATCCCCGAAACTGTACCGTATGCCTTCGGTAAGCTGTGGCAAAAGTGCTGCGACCTTGTTATACAAGTCTTGCTGCATGCCACCCTCGATCGAAATAGCAAGCAGAATCAATACATCTGTTAGTTTTGACGTACGTTCTACGCTATCTTTGTTCTTGCTTGTTGCGTCTGATGTCTTGTCTAGTTTTTGTTGCATTTCTGCAATAGCGCCTGTTGGGTCAAGTTCAGTCGCTACCAGCTTCAAAACTGCATCGATTAAACTTTCATCGTTATCATTCATATGGTCTCCCTCCAGTACACGGTCATAAGCTGTGTAGGGTTCGTCACATCGAATAGCGACAAATGTTTTATCTGCTTCTCGTAGGTATTTATTAGCTACTTTAAATTTCATTTGTGCCCTCCAATTTTGTTTTTGCTTCCTCAAAAAGTTCTTTCAGCACCTCGTCTGAAGCTAACACGGCGTTAAAATGTTTGAGTTGTTCCTGCAGTTGTTCTTTTTCAGCTTGTTCCTGTATCAATCGCGCCTTAAATTCTGCTGCTTCTAGTGCTTTATCACCGATTTGGTTTTTTAAATCAGTAAACATGTAAGTGTATACGTTTTCGTTCATGTATTTCTCCTAATATTTTTTGTGATACAATTCAATTCGCCCGTCTCTAAAGAACCTTAATTCATCTCTGTTTGTTCCTAAGGCTCGAAAACTAGAAAAATCAACACCATTAAAAGTTCCTCTAGTATGTTCTAATGATACGTTTTGTCCTCCACCTAAATAAAGTTTAAAACCTCCGCTAATATAAACAGTTTCTTTTTCAGGAGAGATTTCTATAAAATTAGAACTGGATTGGTTCAGAGAAATGGCAAGAGTGGATCCGTTGTCGATTTCAAAATTGGCTGAACCTTTATCGTTATAAGAATAAAATTCAGATAAAATTGAACCCTCTTTATACGTTAAACCTAAGATGGTTTCTTCTTGTTTTTTCAAATGCAAGCCTTCACGACCTAATGTTATAGCAGATCCATTGCCTCGAATTATTCTTAAAATGCCTCTTTGCAAGTCAAACGTAGAAATATTATTCAGCGACTTTAAAATACCGCCCTTTATTTGTGTAGCACTGAAGTCAATTGTTGACAGCTTATTGATGAAAGCCTGTTTAGCTACTAAATTGTTTAGTAAAGCATCATCTGCAGTCAGTTTATTTATTAAAGAATAATCAACTCTCAATTTCTTTGCAGTAACAGCATCTGCTGCCAGAACTTCTGTCGTCACTGCTCCAGCTGCTAGATGGGCAGTTGTGATTGTATTAGCTGCTAAATTCCGTCCTGTAATAGACCCGTCCACAATCAAGTCACCCGTTATACGCATAAGTTTTGTAATGGCTTCGATGCTTTCAGGGTTTTGGACAAAAAGGCTGGCAATCGTCTTGCCATTCACAACCTTACCTGTGCCGAAACTGATTTGTCCAGGTGTGATATTAATATCTGTCTTTTTCACCATTTCACCGACAGAAGATTGAAGTTTTTTAAACTCACCATCTACCGTTTGCTTGTACTCAGCAAGTTTGGTGTCTGCGTAGCTCTGGCCGTTCGCAGGAGATGGCTGGTATGGCCGTTTTATCGTGCCCTCGTAAACATCAATATCGCTGATCCAGACGGTTGCGCTGCGACCATTGCTAGATCCCATATTATCAAACCGCAAGGCGAACCCATCAAAATCACTGCTATTAAACTGGACCGTGATGCGCTCAGCTTGGGTTGGTGATAAGGTCTTAGTATATGTATACAGGGTCTTCTTCCAAGTGTGGTCTGTGTTGGATAGTAGACCAACCAGCGCCCGAAAGCCTGATACATTGTTTGACGCAAATGCAGTAAACGATAATGTATAGTCTGTATTCCGCTTCAGCACGTTGTACTGATTTTGTTGCATATGTGCAACAGTTGCTTCGGTTGTGTCTAAGACAAACATTGCAGCCGTGCCGTTTTTAAAATACGGGTGCTTGCGGTCTGCTGTAAGCTTGCCATTTGCAAGCCAATCTTTGAGACCTAACTCTGTAGCGCCGTTTGAGACAAGATTAGGTCCGCCCGAATTCAGCTCCTCAAACCTACGAGTCAGCCCTCGCACGTCCTCTGTGTGCTGTGCCTTGGCCACGTAGCCAGCCTCGATAACCTTGCGCTCGGCTGTCAGCTGACGTGCTGTCTCCTCGCGAGAGTAAGTGCGCAGAGCCTCGGTCCGTGCTCCGTCTGCGCTGACGTAGGTCTGCACAGCCGTCAGGTCAGTCCGCAACCCCTGAGCCGTACGCTCGAAGGTCGCCTTTGCCTCGGTGATGAGGCCTTCGGTGTCTTCTGGAGCGGGTGACCAGTCGGTCTTAAATGAGCCTTGCTCAACTTTGACTTCCCAAACGCTTTTTAGCTTCTTAGGGTCTTTGCGATAAGTGTTGACTCGCAGATGATAGATGCCTGTCGGACGATTCCAGACAAACTCTGTGCCAGTTGTGCCAGTTTTGGCATCTGACACTATTTGGTAGTTCGCAACAGCCTTGTCCATGATCCAAAGAACTACATTATCAGATTCCTTATTCCCGTCGTGATGGGCAGTGAAGCTACCGTCCGTTTTGGCCGAAATGATGTATTCCTGACCCTGTTCCATATAGATAGACGTCTGTTCTAAGTATAGAACTTGATTATCAAAATCAGCCGGCTTTCTGTCCGGCATAAAAGGTCCTTTTGAGCCCTTCAACAGATTACGCCCACCGACCGAAAGACTAGCCAATTCCTCACGTATTCCATCTGCAGTCTGCTTGACTTCCGACTTGCTGGCTTTGTCAGCCAGCTGACCAGTTATCCGAGAGAGATTTTGCTCGTTGGATTGTTCATAGGTCGTCTGTTGCGTGCGGATACCAGCCAGGTCAGATTTGACTTGTTTGATGTTAGCTTCTGCACTGCTTTGTAAATTCGTTAAATTTTGCTTGACTTTACCAATTTCAGCATTAGCATTCGCCAACCCTTGATTAAAATCTTGCTTGACTTTCTCAACGACTTCGCTTTTCGTCTGCTGCAATTTCTGTTCAATGGATTGATTGATTTCAGATTTAACTTGTTCAGCTTTAGCTTTCGCTTGCTCGATGCCGGTCTTTATCTCATCTTTCAAATCTTTTTGCTTTTTGTCAAACTCTTTTTCAGCCCATTCAAGCTGTTGCTGTACTTCTGCTCGCATGTCTGTTGAAACTTGATTGATTCGGCGTTGAATAAAGCCGCTATAGCTATACTGTGTATCACTACCCGCTTTACTATCCGCACTAATACGAGACGACAAACCACCTTTAAAACTAAAAGATTGGCTTAAAACAGGAACTTTGAAAATTTCGTTGTTATTCGTCTTAATTGTGACCCACTGACCTACTTGTAATTTCAAGTGACCTTGATAATTCAAATTAAACGGATAATACTTCAAATTTTTTAAATCATAGTACAAATCATCTAATATATTTTGATTCATAAAGCTGTTTTCCAGTTCAAGCGAACGACCAGTACGCAATCCAACTGTTAAAACTTCTTTATCCGTCTTCTTACAAGTGATACCAGCGATTTGATATTCTGTTTCACTCTTAGTCAATCCGTGCAGAAAATAACTATCAGCTGTAATAGTAATACCAGATTCTGTTAAGCCACGAATTTCAAGCTTACCTTCACGATTGAAGAAAGCAGAAAAGCCAAGCAACTGAACTGCTTGACTTAACACTTCTCTAAATGTGATGTCTTTCTTATCTGGCTTTTTAGGAATGTGCTGCTGAATCGCACGCAAGCCTAAATTTTCCGTTTGTAATTCTACACCTGTTTTTTTACAGATTTCACGGATCACATCACGAATCTGTGCAGGATAACTCAAATCAGAAACATAAGGCTGATTGAACTTAAACATACCGTCCATGAGTTCAAGTTCGGTCTTGCTTCGATTTCTATCAATCTTTATGTCGTTGATGAAATACTCACCCATCTTAACCCATTCATACGTGTCATTGACTAGCAAACCAATTTCTGGATAAATTTTATCCAATTTTTTGAAAGTAGTGATAATACTTGAAAAGATGATTTTACCAGAACCAGCACAAGTGCCTCCCGGCTTGAATGTGTCACCAGCAATATACCCATAACTAAAAGCGGCTTCGTTGATGTCGCTCGACTGATACTTCCCTACACGAATTGCAAGAGTTCGGTCTCTTGCCAGCATTGCTTGTTCAAATGTTGTCATAGATTCCTACCTCTCTACTAGATTAAATTTCAAACCACTCCACGGTTTGAATTTGTTCGTAAACGTGTACGCCGGTGATGTTCTATCCCCAACATAAAAAGTACCTGTCGTCTGACCGTTGATAGGGTCTGGATAGCTAACACTAAAGAAGACTCCAGATACTGCATTAAGGATTTGCGAAATTTCAGCTTGTGTCAACTGTCCCCACTCGCATTCGAGTCTTCGTTTCGTGGTAATCCGATCGCGTACCATGTCACCATTAGCGTTACGACCCGTTTCGCCATCCACGTCTTGAATACCAACTTGAAAAGATTTAGGAGCCACAACAGCGACTCCATTTAATAATAGATTACTCATCGCACCTCCTAAATGTTCAACAGGATTTGTCCTGCTCGTTCTTGTTCTTTGTTAATTTCTTGGATAGCCACTCGACCAAATTCATGACCACCAATTTGAATCACGATGTCACCATTACCAGTAAATCTGCCCGATTGCGGAAGAATGCCGCCAAGCGCATCAACGACTGCACCGCTTACAACACGTCCCATCGTTTGCAAAAAGCCTGTATTTTCAAGCGGAACGACCGCTTCCTTACCAGCTTCACCAATCATGGCGACTGTCGGGCTGTCTACAATACCTCCACGGGCTAATCGTGGTAGATAAACGCCTCCAATATAACCAAGCGAAAAAGGCAGTGGTAAGCTATTGATAACACTAATTGCATCATTTATCATGTCAATAAAACCATTAACAATATTCTCAATAGTTCCTAACACGGCATTAACCGCTCCACGGAATGCCCCACCGACTGCATCTCCGACCGCTTGACCAGCGTTAACGAAAATACTTTGAACCGTATTCCAAACTCCTCTGAAGAACGAACCGATTGAACTGAACGCGTTTTGAACTGCGGAATAGGCTTGCCCAAAAACACTACCAAACCATCCTGCAACATTACTCAATGCAGATGTCACGTCGGACCATCTTTGACCAAACCAAGAACCCAATCCAGAGAATATGTTCGTCAGCCCGCTCCATGCTTCGCGGAATTTCTGCGTGAACCAGTTTCCAACAGATTGGAGAGCATTCTTGACATCATTGTAACGGTCTGTGAACCATTGACCGATATTTTGGAAAGTATTAACGATTCCGTCATACGCTTGTTTGAATTTTTGAGAGAACCAATCACCGACTGAAGCTAAAGCATTTTTAATATCGTTATATCTATCAGCAAACCATTGCCCTATATTAGAAAATGTAGTTGTTACAGCGTCATAAGCTTTTTTAAATTTTTCAGAGAACCAATCAGCAATAGGTTCAAAGATTCCATGAAGGATTTCGAGCACTCCCTGCCAAGCCATTTCCCAATCACCAGTGAAGACTCCGACTATGAAATCAATTACACCTCTTAGAATCTCGAATAACTGACCTAAGATGTCAAAGATTAAACCTAAAGTTTTCAGGAAATCGTCGCCTAGTTTTTCAATAATTGGCGCAAGAATAGGCCATACGTTAGCCGCTATCCATTCAAATAATGGCTGTAGAATTTCATCCCATAATTTTTTAAAGGCGTCATACATTCCGCCTAAGGATTCACCGATTTTATCGATAGCAGGTTTAATATGCTCATCGTAAACTGCTTTAAAGCTTTCACCAATTTTTTTTATGATTGGATTGATATAGGTATTAAAGCCGTCAATGAAAATTCCAACTATTCTAGATACGCCTTTCGACACATCATCATACACAGGACGAACGTGCTCTCTATAAACTCTCGTCAACATGTCGTCAAAATCATTTACAGCGCGTTCAATTGTTTCAAATACAGGAGCGATGTTATTGAGCATTATCTTAAACGTTTTAGCTAACTTAGGTGCATTATCAGTTATGATTTTCTCAAAACCTCTGAACCAATCGCGAGCCAAATTGCTGCCTAGTTCAACAACCGTAGCGCCAACGCTTAAAACAGCAGACACAATTGCACTACCAATTCGAATTGCACCGATAGAAGTCATTACATCATAGAATGCATTAGAAAGTGATTGAGCAATATTTCCGATAGATTGAGCTATTTCACCAACGTTGGTAAACAATGCTACCAGAGCTCGTTTTATTCGTTCCTTTTGGCGTTCTAAACCATTCGCGATGGATTCTGCGACAAATACCCCTATAGCAACGCCCGTCGTTGCTATAGAACCTACAACTTGACCTAATGCATAAGCTATTCGTTGGGTCATTAAGTTAAAAGCATTCACGACTTGCGGATCAGTTGCGATTTCAGTTAAAGTCTTCTTGATTCGGTCTAACGCTTTTTTAATCCGTTCCAATCCCTCTGAACGAAAAGCAGCATTAAAACCAGCATTAAATAAAGTAAATAAGCCCTTTAATTTATCTCCCAATCCGTCAAAAATAGACTTAAAGTTATTGTTCATATCCTCAAGTCCAATTTCAGGAAGAATATCTTTAAAAGCCCCGTTACCTTTATCTTTGCCTTTTTTACCCTTTCCACTTTTCGGAATTTTAGAACTAGAATCGTCCGAATCATCATTTTTCTTTAAGGAGTTGATTTCATCAAATCCAGCAAGACCTAATAATTCTTTAACAGCTTTTTTGGCTGATTTGGCAGTATCATCCAAATTATCTGATAAGCCACCAGAAGCATCATCTGCATCTCCTAGAGCGTCTGCAACATCTCCTGCACCGCCTGCTAAATCTTTCATGCCTTTATTTGCGCTACCAATAGCACCATCTTTTACAGTTGCTTTTTTGTTAAACATCAAACCGACAAACTCAGCGAGTTTAGCAGTGACATTCTTCAATGCCATAGCGAGCGAATTTAAGACAGGCATAATAGCGTTCAAAATTGGCAGGAATGAGTTACCAATATTCAAAGCAGCGTCTTTCAACAACGACTTAAATAGATTAACCCGACCATTTACAGTAGATGCTAAAGTGTCACCATACTTTTGGGTAGCTTGTTCCAAAATCGCCATTAGTCGGATTTGTTGCTGTGTCAAGAAATCCAATTGATCCCAAGATTTTCCATCAGAAAACTTCTTAAAAGCATTCGTTGACTGAATCATGGACACGCCAACTTGGATTCCCAAGTCTTCAATCGCTTCAGTATTTCCCAATAAACCAGATCGAATCCGTTCCATAACATCTGTCATTGTTCGACCGGTTCCTTCAGCAACTACTGCGGATGTTTGCAGCATTTTACCAGTATAAGCGCTTAATTTATCACTGTCTTTAATAAATGTACTAAATAGATTCGAGTAGACGCCTGCATATTTAGTTGCTTCTCCAACGCTCATATTCATAGCGTTAGCATTATCATTTATCCATTTCAAGAAAGACTGTGAGCTTTCACCCATTTGGCGCTTGATCTGGTTTATTGCCGCCGAAACTTCCAGTGCCATTTGCGTTGAATACATGCCTAAATCCAGCAACTTTTTACCCAAAACTGCAAATCCTGCAAAAGCAGCTAATTTGCTAAATGCGCTTTTGATACTGGAAGTTTGTTTCTGTACGGCACTGGTCGCTTTTCGAGTTTGCTCTGCTGCTTCTTGCATTTTCTTTTTAAACGGTGCAATTTCAGCGTCAATGATGACTTTCAACTCTTCAAGAGTCATGCTCATAGTTTTCCTCCTTTCTCATTCGATTAAATCGCTCTGCGAATGATCTCATTTGTTCTTTATGTTGCAGGACTTGCTGTTGTCTACGCTGTTCTTCTACTTGCGCTTTTTCTTCGTTAAATAGCTCTGGAGCGTATTCCCACACATCAAGCACCCTCGCTTCATTCGAGATTAAAAGAGAGACGTGATTCGCAATCATTTGTGATAAGCGATAACTTTCGATTATTTTTTCTTTCTTCTTTTGGATATATACTCGGTTAAAACTCTCAATTAAGTCAAGGATTTCAGCCGTTGTATATTCCCAAAAATCAAAAGGGCTGCCTCCGATGTCTAAAAACAAAGGATACAGCCCATCTACATATTTCGTGACAGAAAGAGGTTCAGAAACACCTATTTGACTGTTTTCATCGTCGTTTTGCTTTTCTTCCCTTTTTTCTGTTTTGGCATAAAACCCGAATTTTCGAACAAAGGAATGATAACATCTGTCAAGAGCGAAGTTTGATCCCCGCCATTATCTACATATTCATCGTTCAAGTCATAGACATCATCGAGTGACATTCTGTGTTCGAATTGTTGCAATGCTCCGTGAATCACTACAAGCATTACTTTTAGTGGTGGCAAAGGAAAATCTTCATCTTTTCGCGGCATAAAGACCTTTAACAGATTCACGCCCAATTTTTCTTCAACAGCCACGGCTTGACGAGTAGTCAAGCGCAGCTTCAATTCTTTTTCTCCAATTTGCCAAATTGTGTATGGTGATGTCATTCAATTAACCTCCGATTCCATCAGTAAATTTAAAATCAGATTGTAAAGCAATCTTCAATGTGAATTCAATAACACCATTGACACCGCCACCGCCAAGCTTAATGGATGGTTGCCCACTGAATTCTACAGTAGTACCATCTGGATACGTTTGTTTCCAGTCAAGCGTTTTCTTGTCATCAGCATGCTTACGCAATACACGGTATGACGCAGTAGCAGAATCATTTTTATAAGCACACTTGTATTCAAGTTCTCCCGGATCACCGATACCGAACTCATACTTTTTCACCTTATCCGCTAAGGTCGTGTTTTCAACTTTTTCAGGGTCAACGCCCATTTCAGGTACTTCTTTTAATTCTGGGATAGCTGTAAAGCTTCCTGAACCACTATCTTTAAATTCTAGCTTAATTCCATTTGCTAACATATTTTTATCCTTCCATTCTCTGTCTAAATACTAATTCAGAGTTTAAGTCAACAATTCCTTCAAAACGCATTGTTTTGTGTCTTAAATGACTAGGGTCTGGCACATCTAGCGAGCTAGTGCGCATCAGTCCTAATTTGCTAAAGATTTCGTCAATCTTCAAAGCTAAAGCGCTTGTCGAATCATTGTTGAAAATGTCGACTTTATATCTGATGTTTGATTTTTGTTCTTTATCGCTGTAGATTTCGTACGGCTTGTTTTCTTCTTCTAAAAAAATAACGACTGGGAAATGCTCCCAATCGTCAGGATAAGTATCCGTCACGTTCTCTGCGATTTTTTCAAGCTCTTTATAAATAATAGGCTTAATATTTATCATTTTGCTAGTTCCTCAATTTTCCTTCGTACATAATTAGCGATAACTTTCTGGACTTTCGTCTCGTTGTTCTTCAACGCTGGATAGAGATACGGTTGCGCAGGCTGACCATACATCTTGTAAAACTCACCTCTTTTTGCAAAGTGGTAAGGTCCTACATCAATTTGACTTTCATGTACATACCAAGGCGTAGAGCGATAAGACACGCTAACTTCTGGTGAAATACCAGAATGGCTCGCAGCACCTTTCGGACCTGTCCCGAGTTCAACATAAATACCATGTTCCACAGTAACAAACACTTCACCAACAGCCATACTATCTTTTAATTCAGCTCTTGTTTTAATAGATTGTCGAAGTTCCCCGCGATTTGCTGGAGCTAATATTTTTGCTTCTCCTTGCACAAGTTTCGCGCCTTGATGTACGCCGCCTAGAACCATTTGTGCAGCTTGTTGGCTATTTCCTAGCCGTTGAAGCTTACGAATCAATTCGTTAGCGCCTTCCATTTATCACACGCTCCAATTCAAGCACTTTATGATTTGAGTACTCTTTGATCGAAACAACTTGATGAGTTACTTTATCAAGGTCGTCGATGCATAATCCGTCTTTTTCAGCAATTTCTGTCAACTTTTCGACATTAGCGTTCAAGATATAGTTTAAGCGTTCGCCATAAATTTCAGCTTGCAGGCGTCCACTGGCTGGCCAAATTTCAGCTTTTATCTCGATAGCTTCATCACTATAACCCTCTCGCTTGATTCCTTCGTCAGTCTTGATAACTTGGAATTTATGCATCTTATAAGGTTTTAGTCTATTCTTTTTCAAACGCACGACCGCTCACCCTCGCTAATCTATAATTTCGAATGCTCGCCAATAAATGTGAAGAAATTCCATCCACATAAGAGACAGACACGCCACCCTCGCTTCTGGATTGTTCTCCTTCACTTCCGTGACGATTTAGCAACTCTAGTACCAACTCTGGTAGAAGTCGTTCTAAAGCTGGAGTCAACTTTTGTCGATTGGCTTCTGTCAAAATGATATTTTTAGCTCTTAAAAGCAAAGACGAGAGGATTTCATCATTACTCTCGCCAGTCAATTTTTTTAATTCTTCAAGTTCCATAAGACCTCCTAGTCATAAGGAGTCGTCTCGTCTCCTTGTGCTTGGGTTTCGTCAATGATTTCGACAACGTCTGCAATATTGACCGAAAACTCACTTTTGAAGTTATGCGACAATTCATTAAAACGCTCGTCCGTCATTTCAAAAATTTCATTTTCGTATCGTCGCACATTCGCTTGCCAGTCATTAAAAGTCTGTTTTACTCTGACTTTCATAGTTCAAACCTCATTTTTTAATTTTCCAGTTGGTTGTGTCTGTGTCTGGAGAAGTTGTTGAGTTGGTGATATCCTTAACTGCAACATAGACTTTATCTTCATACGTTACTGTATCACCTTCTTTGTAATCTGCGCCATTTTTCCATGCTTTTGCACGATTCACGATTTTGCCTTGTGCTTCTGCTTTAGCTGCAGGTTTGCTGTCTGCAATCGTGATAATGTATTTTTGGAAATGCTGAAGTACGTATGCGCCAGTGTAGAGTAGCTGTTCAACCAATTCACCGAAACGACCAGGGATATTGTCGTTGTACTTAGTATCATCAATTTGTAGTGGCGAAGTAACTACACCAGGTGCGGAAGCTAAAGCATTTACGCCTGGCAAGAATTTTGATGGAACTTTATAAACTGTGAAGTCATCGAGTTCTCCGACATACCCTTTGCTAAGAACTCGTTTATCTGCGTCCCCTTGTGGCAAACGAACAATTTCGGATTTAACCGCTTTGTAAAATGCAGGTGTTACAAATAACAAACGGTCTTTTGTGATTCCTAGCTCATCCAATTTTTCGGATACATCAAGAACTGCATTGTATGCATTGTTATCACCCTTTGTTTTGCCCATTGCTACGTTATCGCTGACGTTACCAAGTGCAGCACCGAAGCGCAATTCGTCCAGATATGGAGCTACGACTTCTGCAGCTTGGCGAGCAATCACATAATCAATATTAACTTGACCATTAGAATCACGTTCATCTAGCTTGTCTACGAAACGGCCCCAATATTTTTCTTCGTTGAGCGTGTACACACGTTCTTCTGTTTCAACGTGGTCGAATTCGTTATCTTTGTTACGATGATAGTCTTTGAGCGGTGTAGTATTACCGTTTGCTACCGTGAACGAACGACCATTTAATTCAACTGCGTCGTTAGAAAGCACTAACGGTGCTGAATAAGAGTTGACAGCAAGTACATCTTCAATAATACCAAGATGGCGTTTACGAGATTCTGCTGTATTTAAATTTTCAAATGCCATATAATTTTACCTCATTTTCTTTTTTTATCTTAAAAAGTCCTTTTTCCATTTAGGGACTTCTTCTTGTTGATTTTGTTGTGCACTTTTCATTGGTGCACCACCTTTCAGACGTTCTGAAACGCCTTTCTGAACTGCTGCTTCCCAGCTTTTTTGAATAGCATTGATTGATTCAGATACGCTGTCAGCGTCTGTCAGATTCACCACATTTACTAATTCAATTGGTAAGTCACGTTCACTTAGCATCATTTTAGCTTCTGCAGTCAGTTCTTTGCGAGTAATTTCAGCTTCACGAGTAGCTAGCTCTTGCTCGCGTTGTTTTAGCTGATAATCTTTCTTCTCATCAGCATTCATCTTCGCAAGTTTTTTCGCTTCGCTTTCTTTGGCTTCTTGCTCTGATTCCCAAGCCTTGCGAGCTTTTGCAACTTCGGCAGATACCATTTTTCCCACATCTGCTCGCGTAAAAGTTCGTTCATGCTTGTCTTCTTGCTTTGTATCAACAGTTTCTTGAGTGTCGACAGTCTCAGTTGATTCAGTTGATACAGTAGCGTTAGTTTCTTCTGACATAATTGTCCTCCAGCGATTACGTCGCCACTCGATAATCTCGTTTTACGTCCGGCGACGAAACAGTACAGCTTTTAACGTCTTCAGCAAGGTTTGGACAATATATAAACCGTGTCGAATTCGATACGGTTTATAGTAATTTATAGCTGTTTATAGCAGTTTATAGCAGTCTATTCCTGCAAGTCAAGATGTTGGATCGCCTCCTAATCTTTAATGGCACGATTTGAAACCTTGGCGTAAACATCCACATAAGTCTCTTTCTTGTCTCCGTTATGCGTGATTTCTGCATAATCTCCACAAGGTTCGCTTGATGTAATTGCGTTCGTACTAACAAGAGCTTTCCAGTTTTGCAGGGTCTTGCTAAACCAAACTACAAAGCAGTCTTCTGTTTTGATTTCACGACCTGATAAGCGCGAAAATTCTTGTGATGCCAATTGTTTTGCTTTTTCTAACATTTTTATTCCTCCGTTTTTTCGTATGTCTCCGCAAAAATATCTGGCTTGCATGGATAATATTCTCCTTGCACGCCTTTGATAATGTAGTCTCCTGCTCTGGCTACCATTAATCCTTCAAGTGTTTCTATCTTTAGAACTGGATTATCCAAATCAGCATAATCTACACGAACTGGATCCAATCCTAACTCTGACAATTTCAAAATTGATTCTTCCGTATCTACGAACCGAACCGCCTCAATGACTACCGGTTTCTTTCTGTATTTCATTTTTTCAATCCTTTCTTTACACCTTCAATTATTCCGCTGATCACGGCCAGAATAATAAAGATTAACAACAAAAATACCAACCACCCGAAAGCAATTGCTATCCAATTCCATATAAACATACTTGTTTCTCCTTTTTACGTATAAAAAAGCACTTAGATTATTCTAAGTGCGTAAAAATAATTAGATCTATACAATTCAACCAATCCCATTAGAGTTAAATAGTAATTCAATTTCAAAAGAAAGCGGATTATCATTATCTGAATTATTTTTTATATAATTTAAAATTTTACTACTTTCTTCTTCGCTTATAAAATTCAGCATTTTTTTGTTTAATGTAATCCATCCTTGCTCATCCCTGTAACTTTTACAAAGATTCCATACAGCTTGATACACGCTTCCTGCTTCTTCATAGTTCAAATCCCAATCTGGTATAACATTAGAAAAAGCATCTATTATCAATCCCACTGAACACTTAATCATTTTTAATCACCAGCTTCCCACGATTGAATATGCTAATAATAGAATCATCATTCGAAATAACTCCATCATGTCCCGTTAAAGCCGCTAATATCTCTACGTTTTTATCCATACCCCTACCTGAATAAATAAGATTATAGACTTTTTCGAGACCATCTTCCCGAATTTGATCAATATTCGCTACTTTACTTGCAAAATCTTGCGCAGTCCCAATATACATCAAATTCGCTTCTTTTGGTAAATATGCTTCAATAATAGCACCGCCTGCGCCTTTCTGCGAATAAACTTCAGCTAAACGTTTTTCAGTCCCAAAATAAATGCCTCGGCCAAACGCAGAACGATTAGCACCTGAAATATCTAGAGCTCCGCTTCGGAATCGTCTTTTAAACTCAGCTCCAGTTATGCCGATTTCATCCGCATTTGTAACTCCACGATAAAGGGCTTTCATGCCCTCTGTATTATTTTTTATTACAGGAGTTTTATCAAAACCACGTTCAGAAAATAAAAATTTAACAAATTTAGCTTTGTTATCATCATATCGATTACTAACATCTATAAATTTACTATCATACAAATCTATACCTGTTTTGGCTTTAAAACGCTCTGCTGCTTTATTTGCAGAATGAAGAACCGTTTTCAAGTTTTCAAACGTATGATTATCATAATTATTTAAATCAATATTATTATACAGCTTCTGATGGCCTTTTGCAACGTATTTCTCGCGCCAATCATCATAACTCATATTTGCCGGCACAAGCATTGTCTTTCCCGTTTCCGGATCACGCGCTCGACGTTCTAAATTACTTAAATCCACATCGTCAAAATGCGCGACAGTTGTTGACCTACACCAAGGATGCAACGGCGGATAATTGACGCCCGTTTTACGTGCTGAAACCTTGTAGATTTTATTATCATGTTCACGGCAAATTGCCGATGTACGTTTGTCTAAGACTGCGATAAAACGATAATATTCAATGTCGGCTTCTTCATAGCTTAGAGCTTCCATTTCATTATGGAAAAAAGCTGATTCTGTTCGAACCAACCTACGCGCATTATTCCGACCAGTATTAAACCGCTCTGAAATGAGATTGATCACATCACGATTACTGCGCCCGGTCATGAGACTAACTAGAAATTCGTTTTTTAGCTGCCTGGCAAGTTCTCCTGTGTTATCCCAGATACGACCCGAATAATTGTCCCCCGACCATTTTAAAGCTCGTAGACGACGAATTTCGGCTTCTGGCAACGTGCTAAAAGAATAAGCCAAGCCTGTTTTCTGTTGTAAATCAAAGGTCGCTCGATTATAGCTGTCTTTCATGAAATCTACATAAAATCTATCAGACTGTCCTTTTTCAGCATGATACATAGCCGACCGCAATTTATCTACTTGCTTATTTAGATTTTCAAACTGTCGAATTCGAAAAGCGTAAGCTGCACTATCCATATCAGCAAGCAACTGATTGATGTTCGGGTCGTCAGGACGCGCTTCAAGAATTTTCCGCATTTCTGACAAGTTCTGTTTGCCATTCATGTCTTTAATAACTTTTCGCGCATCTGTTTCAGATAATCCGTAATCTCGCTGAAACTTATCAAAAACCTTATTCGCTTGTCTGTTTAAATATCGCTGCGCTTCGTTGTATATCTTGTCAATGTCATCAGCCTTAGATTCGGCTTTATCCATTTGTCGGTAGATTAAGTCAGCCTTACGACGCTCCCAATATTTCGAATCATTCTTCACCATTTAGCTCATCTTCTTTCTCGGGATGAGTATTTTCTTGCTGGAACTGTGGAAATTGTTCCATATTTTCCTCTTTCTGTTCTTTCAAAGCTTCAAGTTCTGCATCTGGATCTTCGACGAACGGCAACAGAGAAATAAGTTGACGAAGACTGACCTTACCATCGAGATTGCTGATGATTTGGGAAATTTCCAACAGATTTTTCGGCAAGCCGCGACTAAACTGTGGCACGATGGACTTTGCGTCGATAGAAATCTGCGTCATGCCTAAATAATCCGCAAAAATCTTTATTCGCTGGCGAAGCCCTCGTTTATAGTTCGCTTCTTTGGTCTTTGTAATCATTTCAAGACCCAATAGCTTATATTCCATCGCAACGCCTGATGAATTACCTGCAAAATTCTCGTCTGTCAAGTTTGGCACATGACTGAATGTATAGATGTCTTCTTTAAGAGCCTTCCGCAAGACCTCCACGCTATTCTCGTCAAGCGTGTTACTGAGAAACTCACCTTTTGCGTCTGCAGGCATTTCAAGCAATCCTTCCTCACGTAGAATCCGCATTGCTTCTCTTGCCTCTTCTTCAGTATCTGCTAACTGTGCGCCATAAAGCACTAAGATAGACTCGATAGCCTGCTCTTTGTCATTAACTCGATTTCCCATCAAAGAGTTATAAGCGTCAATTAAGCTGATTTGCTGTTCATAGTCACCGATTCTAAACTTATTATTCTGATATTCGATAACCGGGATAGTTCCCATGTTATGCGGCTCTTGATTATCTTTTTGAGTTGTTCCTGTGCTATTACTTTGCAGCACTAGTTTATAATGCAAGTTTTCAGTCAATACTTCAGCGTGATAAGATTCTGTATTATTCGCATCATCTTTAACATGATAATAATACACTGCAAAAAGGGGACGTTTTTCGATGCTATCATCATAAACCAAGAACGTATTTTCAGGTTCTAGTGTTGTTGAATCAAGCTCTGCTTTGTCTTCTTTCGCGTAAATGTACTCATACGACCGTCCATAGATAGCCATGTTCAGAGCATTCTCACTGTCTACCTGGTCGATTTCTGCACCGTCAAATGCTTCTAGCAACTGTTCAAGGTCTCCGTCGCTTGTATTCGCATACTTGATAGGATTCCCCATAAAATAACCTGTAGCTGTATCTGCTATATCTTTTGCATGATTTGCTATGGTCTTGAAATTTGGCTGACCTTCTCGACGTTCGTGCTTTAAAATATCATGCTCGCCTAGATAATAATCTTTCAATTTTTTCAACCGTTTTGATTCTGTTGAATGTTTCAGAATCAATTTATAAATCAAATCCTTTTTAAGTTGTGTTTCATCATATCCCGTGCGTGGATACGTCAATATTTGATACATGTAGTTCCTTTCTACAATCCATAACGCGATTTGCGTTTTACTTTGGCTTTTGCATTTCTCATATCATCTTCAAATGCGTAACGAGTGCTATCAATTGTGTGATTATCTTTATCTTCTAGTCGATTGCGAGGATTCCCGTCTTTGTCCGTTTCGTAATCGATATTTTCAAACTCTCTGGCAATGTTCGGCGTGCGTTTTGGATCAATAACAATTGCGTCTAAATCATCCAGCCACTTCTCGCCAAATTCAACGCTGTCAGGTCCTTTTTTGACCTGTATCACACGAGATATGCCATATTCGTAGCGTAACTCATCATTCGACTTCGGCTCTACTTCGGCATGAATCACATCGTACTGATAGCCTTTTTGTTTTAACTTTTCAGCTAACATACGATTGCTAATTTTTACTCCATAAATTTCGTCTACAGCGTAAATAGTTCGACGCTTTTTATCATAATGCCATCGAACAAAAGCGAGAGGATCATTAGCATAACCATAGTCAATGCCGTTTCGAATGTTATCAAAACTCTTGTATTCATCATCTGTAATCGTTCGAAAAACTAAGTTGTCAAACGGTACAACTCCCGAACCAACGGCTTTACCTAAATATTCCCAATCATAACGAATTTGAGAACGTTCACGAGTTGCTTCAGCTTCTGCAATAAATTCTTTGGAAATAAAAGGATTATCAAAATAGGTCGAATGATGTACATAGGTGTTCTCCGACTGGATAACACTCTCATATTTCTTGTTAACCCATGACTGCTTACGTTTGGGTGGATTATATGAAAAAAAGAACTTGTAAAAAAGTCCTTTTGGTAATTCTCCACGTAAAAGCGAGTTCGTAATAACTTTAACTTCATCTTCGCTCTTAAATTCAGCCAATTCTTCAATCCAAGCAAACGCAAACGGAAAACGACTATCTTTTAAAGATTTAATTCGTTCTGGCTCCTGTGCACCACGAAAGATAATGTAATTTCCTCTCGGAAGATAAGTAATTCGTAAAGGAGATTTGTTGAATCTAAAAAAATGCTCTACTCCTTGCTCGTAAATAGCCCATTTAAGCTGTTCATAAACGGATTGTTCTAAGGTATTGTCTACTTTACGGATGCAAACTGCGTTACTAGCATAGCGCATGACAAGCTGAACCAAAATATGAGCTATATCCGATGATTTACCAGAACCGCGTCCGCCTTTACAGATTATATTTAGAAACCTTCGACAAGTTGAAGCACGCCATACATCGTGAAATTTAGCGGGCAAAAAATCAGATATTTTTTTAGCCGTCATCAAAACCACCAATATCATCAACAAATGTAACCGATGTATTCACTTCTGCTTCCACTTTATCCGTAAACAGTCTATAACGCTTGCCTAGTAACTCTGCCGCCTTCGTCCTAGATTGCACACTCGGCACCGCATCGACGACTCTCTGCGTACCCTCACCGTCTAAAACAAGCAAAGGTTCTGTTTTCTCTCCACGCATGACAGCTGTCAAGTATTCCATAACCTCTTGTTGATCTGCTACACGTTCAGATTTGAGTTGTTCAAGTCGTTCGTCTATATAAGCTTCAACGTTAGCATTTGTTAGTAGCTTACTTCCATTCGTTCTTGCAGCTCCATCCTTCTTAACATTTGGATAAGCTGCCTTATAAGCTCTTGTAGCATTTAAGTCGATGATGTACTCATCGGCGAATATTTTTTGTTTTTCAGTCATCCCATTTTCCACCACCTCAATTCTTTTTACAATGCAAAAAGCCACCAAGTAGGTGACTTTTCAGAGAGATTATTATGAAAAAACTAGATTGCCACATGGCAATTGCGAGAGTGGGATTCGAACCCACGACCTCTTGGTTATGAACCAAGCGAGCTACCCGCTGCTCTATCTCGCGTTGAAGAATCTAGGGGTAGTTCCTAGATTCGCAAATATTATAAGGAGTTGTCGTTTTACCTAAAACTGATGATACAATAATATCACGAAAAAGGTGACACAGGAAGCGTTTTTTGTGTCACTTTACTGTAATTGGGCAAATTTTTCTAAAATCACACGTCTTTTTCGGTAAATTGTCTTTCGGCTCATGTGAAGTTTAGCTCCTATTTCTTCCCAAGTGTAGTAAAAAATGCTCGTTGTATTCATCCAACGCAAGTCAAAAATTTCTTTTTGCTCTTCGTCCAAATCTTTCAAAAAATGCTCAACTGTTTCTTTGAATAATTCCAAATTCTTTAACTTCACATCTTTACTAAATTTTACAATCGTTTCTTCCGTCGGTCTTGATACAGCATTAGCCTTACTACCGCCAAAGTTCACATCAGAGTTGTACGGAAATTGTAACTCTTCTCTTCTCATAGCTATCTCACGATTGATTGTAGCATACCGAAGTAATTTATTATCTAAAGCGTTGAGTTCTGTTTCTGTAATTTTCGTACAAATCACCCCCTAAATAATTCTACCTGTAAATACTAATGTAATCGTACCTGTGCCGTCTTTGTTATCCGATAACAACGCATGACAATCCGAACCATATTCAACACCGTCAATTGTAATACTTCGCTTCGTTTTATCAACGTGCACGATTGCGTCACTAAATGTTTTAATCCTCATAACACGCCCTCTAATTCTTTGATTCGTTCATTGCAGAAACGTATTTGATACTTCAACCACCTATCTTCTAGCGCAGTCATGTGTACTTCGTGCGAGAACGAACTTTTGCGCTTTTTGGAATCTAATTGTCTTTGGTATCTGTCTCGTGCTTCTATCCATAGAGCGCGTGCACCTAGTTTTGTGTAAGGTATTTTACTCATTTCATTCCCTCCGCTTGTTTTTCAAGCCAGTTAAAGAGCAGACCGAACTGCTCCGTCACTAGCTCATCATCATTGTATTGTTTGCAAATTTCTCCGATAGACGACACTACCCAGAACCAATAAGCTTGCGATCCGAAACCAAACTCTTGTGATTTCTGATTGCTAGCCTGCATCCATTCAGGGATTTCATGACTAAAAAAATCTATGTAATTCATTCCAATTCCTCAATTCTGATATAGATGCCCACCGTGTCCGCCCAGAACTTTTCGACAATCTCGCTAGCAACCAAAGCATCATCTTTCCAGTATTTCAATTCAGTCATACAGTCCTTGAGCAGCTTCTGCAGATTGTCCGTGTCTGGTTTCGTGGTCTTGTACTGGCCATCGTAGCTTTTTTTGATACGCGGGAAGCACCATTTGACCGTCAACCTGATTGCTCCTTTAAATTTATTTGGTGGCACATGCTGCGCTAAAAGTGAGAGAAATTTCTCTCTGGCAGCTTTCAGACTTTCGGGTTCGTATATTTGTGGTTTACTATTCTTGACAGTGATTTTTTTCTGTTGGTGTGTGGTAGTAGGTATTTTTTTCATCGGTAAGAAAAATTCAATCATAGGATATCCTCGCTTCACTTTAGAATTTTTTTACATTATAGTCACACAACAACATGCCGTCTCTTTTCAGCTCCACGGTGGGCCAACCGCTGATTAGCGCTCTTGTATCAAATCCATGAGGTACTACTAAAGCATATCCGTTCATAGTCTCATGCCTAACAATCTCACCATCTGCGCTAGAAAAATTCTCTCTAACATCCAGTTCAAAATCATTCATGTTGTGAACATTATCAAAATCACAATCAAACAACCATTTGTGTTCTAAGGCATTTTCTGACTTTGCTGCAATGCTAGCAATTTTTGAATCGATTTTTGACATGTCCAATACATTTTCGAGCAAATAATGTTGTAGACTCTTTTGAATTTTTTCGTTGTCTCTGCTATTAACAGAAATATAAAATCTGCTAACTTCTCCAAATTGACCTGCGTTGACAAATGAATCAAATTCGTTCTTTAAATCATCAATAGATTTTGCTGTTACAAACGATTTTTTCCGTTCTTTAAAATCCACAACATTTTTATTGTCTTTGTTTCTCGAAACGAATAAACAAACTTTTAAATTTTCGCCAGCCATATTTATTTTACCTTTCTAATTTTACATATTTTTATTTGTTGGAATTTCACGCCCTTTGCAAAAGATGAGACAAAGGATAAAGGGGCAGGACTTACAGCCCCTTTTCCTTTTCTCTTTTGCTTTTACGAAGGAAAAAACCTTTAACAACTACTTTAGTAGTTGTAGGATGTATTTTTCCAGAAAAATACTTGACTTTTTCCTATTTTTCTAAAACTTAACAGAAAAGAAAAATACTTGACTTTTTCTAATTTTGGAAAAGAAAAATACAGTATTTTTCTTTAGAATTCTTCAAGTTTTTTTCCTATTTTTCCTTTTCTTTTATAGGAAAAACAATACCTTTTTTAACATCAAAACCATCGTGTTCTTTGATGTAATTTTCCACGCTTTTGTTAGTTTTTAAGTCCAAATATTCACGAAGTTCTTTTACAGTGACCGGTGAAGAACCATCAAAAAGAGCTGAATAAGCAGTTTCTAATTTTTGATTACGTTCTTTTAGATTTTGCTCTTTGCTTTTGCGGCTTTCTTTCCCTTTTTGCCACATAGGCTTTGTTTCTTCTAGTTGTATATCCGCCAGCACGCCCGTTTCATCAAGCGCGTGTACTGGATAGCTGAACCACATATTGACTGGCTTAAATTTGGCAAACTCTCGAAGCGTGCCCTCGACTCGCCACGCAGTTGCTATTTGGATAGAACTACGCACACGTTTTAGTTCTTCCTGATATGGAGAACGAACAAGTACATCCGAAACGCCTTTTTCAAAATGTGTCCGCATTTGTGCAGCACTTTGCAAGTCGTCTAAACTAACGTGCTGTTGATAGTAATCGTTATTGCGTTCTTGCAAGGCTTTTTGGTAAATCTTACAAGCTGCTTGATTTAATCGTTGCGTAGTTAGTTCTTCGGTTACTTCCAGCTCTACTAAGTCAATGAGTGCATCAGGGTCACGAGCAAATACTCCCGAACCACTAGCTCTATCCATAGACTTCTTACCACCTTGTGCGCCTTTTGAGTGGTGGTGGCAGTAGATAACGCTACAACTTAGCTCTGTCGCTACTTTGTCAAATTGATTGGTAAAGTGTGCCATTTGGTCTGCGCTGTTTTCGTCACCAGTCAAGACCTTATAAATCGGGTCAATGATGACTGCGATGTAATTCTTTTTCAAAGCTCGACGAATAAGTTTCGGTGCCAGTTTGTCCATTGGCACGGTCTTGCCCCGTAAGTTCCAGATGTCGATGTTCTGGATATTCTTAGGTGGCAATCCCATAGCCTGATAGACATCACGGAAGCGGTGCAAAGCGGATGGTCTGTCTAGCTCTAGATTGACATAGAGGACGCGCCCTTGTGTGCAATCCCAGCCGAGCCACTTCTTGCCTTCTGCAATTGCAATCGACATCTCAATCAATGCGAATGACTTACCAGCTTTAGAAGGACCAGCAATTAACATCTTGTGTCCTTGGCGAAGCACACCTTTAATCAGCTCAGGAGCTAACTCTGGCATATTATCCCAGCTATCAGCCAAGCCTTCGGGATCTGGCAAATCGTCGTTCAAGTCCTCAATATACTGGAACCATTCTTCATAGTTAGCTTTTCCTATATTGGTATCAATCAAAAATTGCTTATGCCCGTTTCTAGTGACCCCAGGCATCCGGGACAGCCGACTTGGATTGCGGTTTTGAACGTCAATATCTAGCCCGTTCTTTTTACAGATGGAATAGATATAATCAACACGTTTTCGGTACTCTTGATAATCCCTAGCGTCCACTCGTACGATAGCATGAATGGATTTCTTGCCAGAGTAGACCAAGGTTGCCACAGGCAATTCCAATTCGCGTATGATGGCATTCTGTTTGGCTAAGTCCATGCTGTCGGATTCTACCAAGGCATAACGATAGTCTGTAACATTGTCGTTCTTAACGCCTTTACCATCTAACGGATTAAAACGAATCCACGCTCCAGCTTCCTCCTTGTAGTCACCAAAGACTAAGTTCAAATCTTTGTAGTTGTTCAATTCTTGAATTAACTGGCCAGCTGTGCGGTCGTAGGCTCCTTGCGTTGGCTTGTAAATCGTACCGTCATCTGTCTCAATTGGATAGGTCGCCGTTACATAACCAACAATATCCGTGCTTTCAAACAACGTTTCCAAATAACGCGTAATTTCGCTTACTGGGTTCCAATTGACTGGCTCTTGGATTTCTTTTCCTTCAATCCAATTCTTATCAATAACGCGATAATCTTTATCTATAGTATCGTTCCAATCTAGCTCGTGAGCATTCTCGCCGTCATAAGCGTATGGCGAAGTCCAGCCGCGACCTTTTGCCATTTGCACAATTGTAGCGCCTGTGACGATACTTCCTGCTTCTTCGTTAAATGTGTCCCATTTTTTGAAGCACTCAAATTTCTTGTACCTACTGTCAGCTTGTGACCAACTATCCCAATCCGCTGCCGTATAGCCTTCGTGCTTGAGAGCCATTCCTACATTGACCCAGTCTTGATATGATAAGACAGAAGGGTCAATGTAATCTAACAGCGGCAATAAATTAAAATTTCCTTCTGTCAATTATCCTTCTCCTATTCTGGTATATATTCTCTTGGTATCACACCTCTTGGTATGCGCCAACCGTTCGCTGCAATACGATCAATCATTTTTCTAGCAGCCTCAAACTGCCACATGCCCACATCTTTGAAACCACGACCTTCCAAAAATCGAATCTGTTTCGGCGTTGTTAATCCTTCTGACTGTCGCTTGTGTAATCTATCTAAATACAAAGCAGCTTTTCCAGCATTATCGATTTCATCGGCAAAAATACCGTATTTTTCTAACGCTTTAATTTGCTTATCACTAGCAGGCGCTTGCTCCCAGCCAAAATTCGGAACATAGTTTGACAAGTCTTCTGCATGAATAGACATTTCAAATTGTAACGGGTCCACTAACTTGCGCTTCCGTTTGCGCATTTCTTCTAGCTGTTTGGCCAGTGCTTCTTCACGCTGGGCTACTACGTCCTCTGTTGCCTTGACTTCCATGTCTTGTAGGTCTAGCAGTACCCCTGTCTCTTCTTCCATGTTCTCAACCATCTTCTGCGTTACTTCTGGAGTCTCACAAATAAGGTGTGCTGGTCGGCAGAGTTCGTGGCGTTCTGTATGCCAGAGGAAGTCCAGTAAGAGCAGTTCCTCTTTTCCAGGGTGTAGACGAGTGCCACGCCCTACCATTTGACTATACAATGCCCGCACCTTAGTAGGTCGCAACACTACTACGCAATCTACTGATGGACAATCCCAGCCCTCGGTCAAGAGCATAGAATTACATAAAACGTTGTACTTATCGTCTTCAAAGTCCTGCAGCACTTCCGCTCGATCCTTGGATTCTCCATTGACTTCAGCAGCGCGAAAACCTTTTGCATTTAAAATGTCACGAAACTTTTGCGAGGTCTTGACTAAGGGTAGAAATACCACCGTTTTACGATTAGAACATTGTTTGAGCATTTCATCTGCGATTTGCTCTAAATATGGATCTAGTGCAGTACCTACATCGCTAGCTTTGAAGTCACCCTTCGACATAGAAACGTTAGATAAGTCTAGCGTTAAAGGGATTGTGATAGCTTTAATTTTGGACAAGTAACCTTCTTTAATAGCCTGTACTAATGAGTATTCATACGCCAAGCTATCGAAATATGTGCCAAGGTTGCGCATATCTCCCCTGTCGGGCGTTGCTGTAACACCCAAGACGTTCGATTGTTCAAAATAACCAAGCACACGTTGATAACCGTCTGAAATAGCATGATGGGCTTCATCGACGACAATCGTATCAAACCAATCTGTTGGGAATTGATTCAGCCGCTTCTCTCGTTGCAAGGTCTGAACTGATCCAACTACAACTCGATACCAAGAACCCATCGAAGTATTTTCGGCTTTTTCTAAGGCGGTGCCTAAGCCGGTAGCTGTCTTGAGTTTATCGCTGGCTTGTTCCAGTAGTTCGGACCTGTGAGCAAGGACAAGCACTCGCTTGCCCTCTTTCACTTGGTCTTCTATGATTTTGGAAAATACAATTGTCTTTCCACATCCCGTTGGTAATACTAAGAGCGTGCGCTTGCGACCTTGATCCCATTCAGCTTGTACAGCCTCCCGCGCTTCCTGTTGATAAGGTCTTAATTGCATCCCTTACCTCCTAAAATTGCCCAGCTTTGTATCCAGCTTGTCCTTGTGCTTGTGGTTGTTGTGCAAAATTCTGCTGCTGTGGTTGTTGGTAGTTTGGTTGTGGAGTTTGTCCTGGTTGTTGGTTCAATACTTTTGTATAATCAACATCTTCAGGGTAGAGCATAGTTTTTACTTCGTTGTAATTGTTGCCATTGTATTGACGTGTTCCAACCTTACATACACCAGTCGTACCAATAATAGTATTCCAGTTCATGCGCAGTGGCTCACCCTTTTTCTTTTGACCAATAGCTGCAAAGAATGCCGATAGCATGCCTTCGGTTGAGCTGTGCAAGAATAAATTATGACGCAATTCCGTTTCGCCTTCATTTGCGACAATTTTGATGCTGATAGTAGCTTTATTACATGCAGGTAATTTACCCGGATTTTGCGGATTTGGTGTGTGACGGCCACGTTCTAAACTTTTTACTGTAAAGTAGTAAAGTCCATCAGGCAGTAGGACAAACTCTGAGTCTTTCTCAATAGTATCTTCCCAGCCAAGCTCGTGATCAAAGTTGTTGTATTGTTGTGTCATTATGTTTTCTCCTTTTTATTTTTTTATGCTAAAATTGTGATTTTGTCATTGCCTGCAAGTTCTTTTGTCAAATAACTTGCAATGTTGTTGATAGCTTCCAGCTGCCATTTACCACCGTCTGCTTCAAACAGTGCCAAGTCTGCCAGTTTGTTGATCCGAAAGATAAATTGACTGGCTGGCTGTTCCACTTCGTTAAAGGTTCGATATGGACGCAGGGTCACTGGGTTCGGTGTCTTCGCTTTAGAAAGACTCGCCACACCATCACGGACGGTTGCCATCTGGCTAATACCATTGTCTTGGACTTCTGCACCTTTTTCGATTTTTAGATGACTAGCAAAATCAAGCACGATACTACGGTCTGCATCGTCAATGAACATAGATTGTAGCATGATATTAAATTCTTCTTGATCGTGCCAGTTATCAAATGGAATGCGTGGCACAGTCGCCTGGACACTTACCAAATTAGGACGATTACCATATTCAAAATCGACCTGATCATATACAGATACTTTCTGCGGACTTTCGACTACTACAACGACTTGTTTTTGATTAATAATATCGTTGTCAGATTTAAGATAATTTACAAGGCTACGTAGAGTGTGCAGATTGAGCACTGGTGCATATTGGCGAGGACTCAGCTCATGCAGACTGTGACGGTTGCTGTCGTAGTATTCCTTGCCTGTTTCAGATTTGATGATTTTACTTTCTTTGTCTGCTAGCTCAACTGCATAAGATAATGCGTCTTTAATATTTTCTGTCATATTTAGTTACCTGCTTTCTTTTGGTTGTAATCAATGATTTTAGAGTTTTCCTGTTGTTCCACTTTTTCGATAAGCTCACCCGTGTCAGTTCGCATGTCGCCGTTATCGTCAAAGTAGGTCTGACCCGGCACGCCACTCTTAAGTTCGTTAGCGTGGATTTTACCAGTATCATCACGACCGACAATGACAGTCGTTGCAACACCTTTCTGCGGTGCCAGAGTAGATTTGACTTCCATACCCGTTTTGACAACTGTACGCTCGTCATCTGTTGACATAGTCAGCGTGATAGTAACTTTGCGGGTCGCTTTCGCTTCCGTATTTAAATCCAAGATATTATCTAGCACTTTTTCGAGTTCTTTATCTACCTTTTCTTGTAAGGCAGTATTTGCGATTTTTGACAAATCGATTTTGATTGTTTTGTCTGTCATATGTACTCCTTGTTATATTTTGCAATTAATTCTAATTCCCGGAATTTATGCCATTGTAAAGGGTAATTCTGGGTCAGTGCGTACTTGTGTTTTGATAACTTCCAAGGTTTCGCGCCAGTGGGCTACAATCATATCCCAATAGTCAGGCGGGAAGTTTTCGATAGGCGTTCCCAGCGGGAAATGTCCCCGGATATAGGCTACTTGCTTCAGCTCGTCTTCGGTCGCACTTTCTTGCTTCATGAGGTCTGTTAGACTTTGCGGCAAGCTAGCGCTATATTGCTGCTGTGTAGCTTGCGTCTGTTGCGTTGAACCCTGTTCCGCTTGTGGTTTATCTGTCGCAACCTGTGACATGTCGATTGGTAATTCCGTTTGCGCTGTTTCTGGGGTACTTTGCGACGTCACTGGCGTTGTTTGCGGAGCAGGTTGGGGATTTGTCGGCTGGATCGCTTGCGCAAGCTGACCGGCGAAAATATGGGCGATTTCTGCGAAGATGAATGGCAGTTCATCTGGTAATCCGTGGCGATTCTTTGCGTCCCATGCCGGTCGATGATTGGTGTACATCACGCGCTCACCGCCTTGGGCTTTTTTTTTGCCATTTTCGGCTGTCATGACTAAGGTCTTGTAATTCGCAAATAGAACCATATCAGCCCATTCCTTGACCAACGGGGCCGTCTTGGAGCTAGTCTTCTGCCCAAGCTTCAGCTCGTAGCGGTCGTACGAACCCAGCTCGTCTGGCTGTTCAAATTTTTTGATTTGGGCGTGGGCGGTCAGAACCACGTTGATACCCATATCAACCAAGTCTGACAAGCTATTCAAGAAACGTCCCATTTCTTCTTGGACGTAGGTATAACCTTTGCCCCAGCTAAAATCTTCGATTCCTTTCTTGCCATGCTGCGCGCAGACATCAGTTATCGCCATAGATTCCGCCCAATCGATTGTGTCAATAACCAGCGTCTTACATTCGGTTGGGTTGGCTTTGATAAAAGCTACTTCATTGTTTAACATAGTCCAACTGGTCGGTTTATCCAGCCGTGCAACGTCCATATTATCCGTTGAACCTTCTGTGTCGATAAACACAGGATTTGGGAACTCTGCTGCAAAGGTAGATTTCCCAATTCCTTCTGGGCCGTAGATGACTACTTTTTGAGCTCTTGCTCGTTTTCCTCTTGTGATTTGCATTTTCTAAAATCCTCCTTGCCATCCTGTTGATTGGCTAGCTTCTGGCTTCACGCTGTAGCCGTCTTCAATAATGATTGAGCACTCCCCACCGAGAGATACCCGTGTCGCGATTGCCTGCAAACCCTCACGTTCTAGCCATTGACCAAATTCTTGTAAAGTCTGCTGATCCATTTGTTCCAGCTTGTCAATCAACACGAATCCACATTCTGGCTTCAGTTTACGCACGATTGCCGTAGCTACTTGCAGTTGTTGGCTACCAGACATATTGTCCCATCGTTGACCAAGGTAGAGCAATTCTCCATCATCCACAGATAAGCCCGGCAGCGGTAAGTCTGCATTTGTGAGCAGGTCTGTCTTCTGTTTGCGAATGTCAGTAATCACGTTGTCTAACTCACGATACTGTTCGCGATAAACCTTAGCATCTTCTTCTGCTTTGTCCTTGTCCAGATTAGCACGCACTTTACGATTGATTTCGTCAATCTCTGCGATGTTTTTTTCGATTTCTTCAGTCGATTCATCAAGAAGATCCATCGCGTCAGTATTTGCGATAGTCAAGTCCTGAGCCAATTGACTTTCTTTTGCTTTAGCATCAGCCAGCAATTGCTCCAGCCGTTCAACTTCTGCAGCTGCTGAATCGTGTTGATTTTGGATAGCAACCAAATTCTGGCGCTTGCGGGCGTTCTCGCCATTTTTAGCAAGGATAGCTTGTTGTTGCTGGATAAGTTCAGCGATAGAGACCAGCTCTTTCGGTGCGTCAGGATAGTACGGTTGTTCTTTTGCAAACTTTTCTTTTTGGTCAGCAATCACACCGATTGCGTGACGTTCATCATATTTGGCTTTCTCCTGCATTTCCAGTTCAGCCAATTGCGGACCAACTCCAATAATCTGCAGCAGAGTTTTAGCCTTTTCTTTGCTAGTCTGTTCCATAAACTTCGGTAAGTTGATGGCCAACTCTTCCACGAAGCTATCAAGCAAATTTTGGCCAGCCTTGTTACCACTCGGGTCGATGACCTTGAGAGTGCTATTCTTCCCACTGCGCTCTACAATCAATCCGTTTGATAGCGTGATTTTAAGGCTAGGAGGGATTGCGCTTCCTTCGCGCTGCGCTTGGCTAGGCTTGTACTTGTTACCACCCAACGCCCAAGCAATCGCGTCCAGTACGCTTGTTTTACCTTGATTGTTGTTTCCACCTACAATCGTCAAACCTGTTGCAGATGGCTCTAATTTGACCGCCTTCACGCGCTTTACGTTTTCGATTTCTAATTTATTTATAGTTACCATTATTCAACTCCTTATTTTTAATTATTAATATATAAACGACTTCGTTATATGCTTTCTCGCCTCTGCCAATTTCCGCATTCGCTCTCTGCGGTCGTGCTCGATTGCACAGACAACGTACATTGCTTCTAGCTCTATGCGTTCGTTTTCTTGTGCTTCACGCTCTGCTTGCTTCTTAGCTTTGCGCCAGTCTAAGTGATTGCAGAAGGCGCCGGCGATGAAAACGAATGCGAGTGTTGCTATCGCTCCTAAAATTTCACTCATTATTTTTGCCTTTCTTAAAATAGTTCAATCTGTGTCTGTGGCTCATAATTCAGCCATAGCACCTCTGTACGTTTCAAACCTTTTTCTGCAGTGGCCGCAAATTCCAACCTATCCCAATCTTTCAATTTGTTATTGTATAGCTCGCTGTCATATCCGCTTATCAAAATTTTTGCTTTAGATTGACAAATGACATCTAGTAACTCCAGATGATCTTCGTCGCTCATTTCGTAGCTGTACTGTTTGCGAGTTCTTGTACTGAGAAGGTAAGGCGGGTCAATATACATACAGACGTCTGATTTGTCAAATCGCTTAATCAGTTCTAAAGCTGGCCGATTTTCAATTTGCACTTGTTTAAGACGCAGAGTCATTTCCTGTATGATTTCAGGCAATTCGTTCCAATGCCGCACAGCGTACGCTTTCTCACGTCCGTTTATATCATTTTTCCAACCGCTTTTCTCAATTGTTCGGAAACCGTGTGACATAACAGATTTTATGACAAAATGGGCTGCCTTTTCTATCTTATCTGCAGGCCGCTTCGCGAAGACTTCGTCGTAAATTTTTCGGCTGTAAGGTGTCAAAAACAATCTTTCGGCCAATCTGTCTGGATTGTCTCTTACAATCTCGAAAAGATTGACGACATCTTCGTTCAAGTCATTTATAGTCTCAATCGCAGACGGTGACTTAGTAAATAGAACTGCACCACTTCCGAAATAGGGTTCTAAATAGCTCTTATGAGCTGGAAACAATTCAATAATCTTATGTGCTAGGTTCCATTTACTTCCTGGATAACGAAGTAGCGTTTTCATATAGCTGCCTCGCCTTCACTCATTTCTGCCCACTCCATATAAAAGATGTGCCGCAACTAGACAATGTATAATCGAAAAACTATTGTCAATAAATTCCTGAGTTTCTTTTGTTTGTGGAAGCCATGTTCCGCCCCATTCAAATTCCTCAATAGCTTTTTTATTATCGTTTGAAGTAAAGATGGCTTGCAAGGCTCCTGTTAAAGTAAGACCATCTCCCATATATTCGCCAAAATAGTCTATGCGTTTTTTAAATTCGTCGGGAAATTTATATTTAGGCGTTACAACTTTTTCGTCTCTTACAGTCCAGCCATAAATACCGCTTAACATCTCATTTACGCTATAAAATCCTGATTTATCTTTTGTTGCCATTTTTACCCTCCCGGAAAGTTATCTTTTCCCGTTATTTTTTTGTGTTGATACTCATAATACATCTGATTAAACTTGTTAATCATCACGTCTTGTCGCTGATTAACGTGCTTCTGCTCTTCTGTCACATGCTCTAGCTCTGCTTGCAGGTCTTTGATTTGCGTCTGCTGTTTGCTGTAACCAGATATCATACCGACAACAAGCAAGAACATGATAAAACTCACAAACACAAGCCATAGCTGCGTATTTGCTAGATTACGTTTCTGGACGACATGCAATGCTTCTAGGTTTTTGATTCGCTCATTTAGGGTCATACGTTGCCCTCCATCAGCTCCCAATTTTCGCTTTTCCATTTTTCGTACATAATTAAATCCAGCATATTTTCATGGATATTTCCCAACACTTCACAGTTTTCTAAAAAGGGAGATTCAAAAGGTGAGTAGGTGGCAGGTTCGACATTTAAGTATCCTAAATAAAAACCAATTCCGGTGATTTTAATGCCGTCATCTTCAAAATAGTCATACTTTCCAAAGCTAACTATACAAGCAAAAGAGTTAGTTGCAATGATGTCCCCCTCAAAGATTTCTTTTCCATTTTTATCTTTGAGTCCAGTTGACTGCATGAGGATGACCTCATCAAGATTTCTATACTTACGGCCTCCTAACTTGACCATTTGAGTATCGAAATCAATCAAGGCCACATCAAATATATAGTTACTGAGTTTATCCCACGCTCTATACCGCAATAAATTTCCCATTCTTTCTCGCCTTTCTTTTAGCATGAAAACTTGAATGTTTAGAAAAAGTCATTAATTCAATATTTTCGGGTCTGTTATCCAATTTATCCTCGTTTATGTGATGCGCCACTTCGCTTTTATCTAAGTACCTGCCTAATTTTTCTTCAAGCACCAATCTATGTTTTGCAACATATCCCATTTTTAAAGCATTCGGGTGCTCAGGTTTGTAAATGTATTCATATCCACTAATAATAATGCTCTCTTTATATGCACCTCGCGCAATACCTAATTGTGAACACGTCTGGCTACAAGCCGTTAATCTATTACCTTCGCCGGTCGCTCTGACAACTTGTTTTCCACACCGAGGACATTCAAAAAGCGAACAATATTCTAGGTTTTTACGATTATTTACTCTCATCTTTCCGAGCTTTTTTATCGGTATCATCTTGCACCTCCTCAAGCTCAATATGTATTTTAAGACCTGTAAATTCTTCAATTCCTTCTGATGTTGCGTTTCGCTTAAACAGCTCTATAGCAATTTCTTTATTATCTTCAAAGGTTCCGAGGTAGCGGTCACAATCTCCGCATTGCTCGCAGTATTCTGGTTCCTCGTATCTGTCTAACACATACCAGCCGCCGAGATGATTTTCGTATAAATGTTTCATCTAATCACCTCTTTTTAAAAATCGTCGTTTTGTCGCCCTCGATCTTCATCGCGCCTTTTCCACAAATTTTTAAGCTAATCCTGTTCCAACTTTCGGCTAACTTAACCAATTCCTGCTTGACGACTTCGACTGGCTTCTTGGCTAGCTTATTCTTGTATTCGTTACCTAGCCTATAATGGTCGCGCTCCCAGTTCATTATCAGCCGTATTTGTTCGTAATTTTGCATGTTATACTCCTAACCGTTTTTCTGTTTTAATATTCTCCAGCATCTCTGCCAGTGTTTCTTTTTTGGGTCTGTATCGGTTGCGAGATTTCCACTTAACAAACAGGCGAAATCCTTCGTAATTGACAAAGACGATTCTGTGAGTTGGGTTGTCAATGAATTGTCGAAAGTCTGGATGTTCTCTCATTTCTGCCGCCCAACCTTTAGCAGTTCCGACTGTCAACCCTTCCCAGATTTGGCAAAGGTGTGCATAGTCGCCATATGTTGCTTTTTCAGACTGATTGGCAGGCCTGTAAATTATTTCTGCTTTTGGCATAGTAAATTGTTCCTTTCTGTGCTATAATTAAGTTAGTATTTTTGGTAAGCAGCTGATTTTTCAGTTGCTTTTTTGATTTAATTGACTTATTTTAAGTTTAATTCGTTAAACATTTGTTTCAAAAAAAATCTTTTACATGTTTATTAAAAACTCCGGCTAACTTTTGAAGTGTTCGAAGTTTAACAGTTGAAAACTGACCTGATTCTATCAAATGTATTGTTGTTCGAGAAACATTTGACTTCTCTGCAAGTTCCTCTTGAGACATTTTTTCTGCCTCACGCCATTTTTTTAAACGTTCTCCTTGCACCACTCCTCACCTCCTTGTTTTGTTTTCTAGTGCTCTGAGTTGGATTTCATGAGCAACATCTTTCAATAGCTTCTCACACGCTATCATGGCTTCACTGTACGTTTTAGACTGATTGATAAAATAGTCAGCTAGTTCGATGATTTTATCGTCCATCTTTACCTCCATATCAGTCTTAAGACTGATGTAATCCTTGATTCCTTATGTTAATTTAAAATTACCTTTATAACAGAAAGGAGCTGATGCAAATTGGCAGAATTTTTGAAAGGTACTGTGTCTCAGTAAACTTTTGGATTCATTTGTAGGTTTACCTTTTGCCTACCGCACCTGGCTAGCAGGGTTCAATAGGGAGAGTTAGCTTTTTCAGGGCGTCTTAGCTAGACGACCAAAAAAGTTTAAACAAGCTGTCACTTCTAAAGTGGCGAAAAAGCTAGACTCTAAAATCGAGAATCAAAGTTTATTTCAACTACAGTGCTAGGGACGATACCAGCGAAGTGTTGTTGACTACTGCTATTAGTTTGAGCAGAACAATTTCCGTAACGCATTCTAGATAGCAGCTGGAATGCGTTTTTTTCGTTCCATTTATCTAATAGTTCATGTTATTTTACACCAACTTGGCGGATAACTTGATATACACTGTAGTGCGATTGTCTTCAGCCATGCTTTTTGTTTTTATAGCTTACACGGATTTCAATTTTTGTCCGTTTAGGGAAATGCCGTCTGTTCTGATTTTTAGTTGATCCATTTTCTCACCTCCTTATCTAAATTCATCTAGACTGACATCCAATGCGTCAGCTATTTTTTTGACTGTTTCGAAGTGCAAGTCTTTTACTTCTCCGTCTCTTAAGCGGTAGATTCCTGCGGTGCCTACACCAGCTTTTAGACAAAGCTTGTAAACCGTCCAATTTTTCTTTGAAATTTGTTCAGATATTTTTTCCCAAAGCATAGCCGTTTACTCCTTATCTAGTTTTATTTTTATATTTTTTGTGCTTATATATGCTATTACACTATATATTGTGTAATATACGAATATGTGCCCTATTGTTACACAATATATTGACAAACATTGCTTTTTAGCATATAATATATCTTGACTAGGACCTCTCACCGTTTTAGTCAAAATTCCAATAGAAAGAAGGAAAAATATGAGTAACAACTTGGCAAAACTTGACATTCTACTAACTCATGGGATTATCGCTGAAGATACAGATCACAAATTGATAATCCAAACAGCTGCTGGACAATACATTGGCAAACCTTACAATCCTGATAATACTGATTATCCTTACGTATCTGCTATTGCTCAAAAGATAAAAGATCTTAGATTTTCTGAATACGATGAAAATAATCCAACAGCTGTCTTCTTGGTAGACGTTGAACTTCGTACCAATTCTATTGGTGGCTCATTCAAAATGCCATACGTTTGTCTATTTTTAGATCAGATTCTGGGTGTTTCAATTGGGAATTTTGAACAACCGATTGAAGAATAGCATTTTGGTCTATTACAAAGTCTATCGCTTGATCGATAGGCTTTTTTCTTTTTCCACTATACGGATATCGTCTTGGTTTCATTCTCTCACCCCTTTCAAAAAATAAAATTCCAAATCACAATCGCAAGTATCACACCTATTGCGACCAGTCCGCCGATTGTCCAAAGCTGCTCTTTCTTCATTGCTTTTCACCTCACATTATGCTAGAATGACATTGTAAGAGTTGGGACTTGCGCCCCACTCCTACTTGAATATGATTTGTAATAGTACAGCGATGAGCGCAATTACCGCTGCTATTACTGTGGCTCTTGGCTGTGTCAGCCAAGGGTCTTTTTGTTTACGCCGACGTTTTAGCATAATGTTTTTTCCTTTCGTTTTATTTGCTTATCTCTAAGCTTGATTATAGTTTAACACGTTAAACATAATTTGTCAAGTGTGTTAAACAAAAAATATTTACTTTTTTTATTTTTAAGTGTATAATAGATTAAACAACATATAGAAAGGAGTTTTTTAATGAAATTAGGAGAATTACTAAAATCATACAGATCAGAACATAAGTTATCTATGGATGCTTTTTGCGAATTATCTGATTTAACAAAAGGGTATATTTCTATGCTTGAAAAAAATGAGCATCCGAAGTCAAAAAAACCTATTGTTCCATCTTATGAAACAATAGAAAAAATTGCTAAAGGCATGCAAATTTCTGCAGAAGATTTGATTGATATGCTTGATGACGATCAAGAAATTCAAATCAATGCTACTCCCCCTGTTCTTTCAAAATCTGAAATCCAACAAATCTACGACCAGCTTCACCAGCCGCGTCAAGAAAAAGTATTGACATTTGCTGACAAGCAGCTCAAAGAGCAGAAAAATGAAAATTCAAATAAAGCAGAAGTCACCGATCCTCTCGCCGAATATCATGTATTCGAGAAATTATCTGCCGGAAATGGCTACAATTACATGGAAGACCGCAACTATGATGTCGTATTTTACAACAAAGATATAGATCACGACTTTGCTTCTTGGGTCTATGGTGATTCCATGGAACCTAAATTCCTTGACGGATCTGTCGCCCTTATTAAAGATACTGGTTGGGACTATGATGGTGCCATCTATGCCGTTGACTGGGACGGGCAATCTTACATCAAAAAAGTATATAAAGAAAAAGACGGCCTAAGGCTCGTCTCTATCAATGACAAATACGATGATAAGTTTGCAAAATGGGAAGAAGAACCCCGTATCATCGGTAAGGTGGTTGGCAATTTTATGCCGGTGGAGAGATAAAAATCTGTAAAGCTACACAACTTTATCAGTAATAAAAAAAAGACCACCACAGATGAGGTGATGGTAAAAAGAAGAAAATTATGAATTGTCAAGATGAGGTTTTTACTCGGAAAATAAATATAAAAAAACGAAAACAACGACATTAGAACAATTGGCGAAGTCGTGGAGAATTATAAAAATTAAAAAGAGGTGATTTTATGGCAAAAACGGTGGAATTAAAGGGAATTATAGAAAATATAAGAAAAGAAATCCCTGTTCTCGATTCAACAATCGATTATTGGCTTGTTAGAGCTAATTCAGGTGAATACTACACTGACTTCAATCTTAACGGCTATATAGGTATTGGATGGAATGAAATTACCCTTGAAGACATTAAAGGTGCCGATAATGATTCGAATAAGTTAAAAAATATCCTAAAAGATAAATTGACCTTCCCTGAGGATTCAGATCCATCTGAAAACAAATATGGAATTACTGCAGGACAATTACTTCGTTTTGTAAATAATATTAAGAAAAATGATATTGTCGTTGTTCCTTCAGAGGGTTCTGAACGATTCTTAGTTGGTAAAGTAGTTGGCCCATTATACGAACTTTCACTGTCTCAAATAGAGCAATATAAAAACGAGGAGATAACGCACCCACGATCAGACTTCGCAAAAAGATGGAAAGTAAGTTGGCTAGGATGGTTTAATCGTTCTGATGCAGATAGTGCATTGTATAAAATGATCTATTCTCATGCAACACTATCTAATATAAATGATTATAAGCCGTTCATTAATCGTGCACTTTTCCCTTGTTATATTGAAGATGAAAAACTATACATTAGCTACCACGTAACAGAAGAAAAAGATATTCAAGGAGTTTATTTAGGTCAATTTGTTTATCAATATTCTTTATTGACAAGGTTACTCTTCCCCAAAACACGAGTAGATTCAAAGATAAATGTTCAATCTGAGGGGATAATCGAACTTATTACACACACTGTAGACTATGGACTTATAATTTCAGCAATACTCAGTGGAGCAATCGTCCTGACAAGTGGGGGAAAATTTAAGTTTATGGGATTAGAACTAGAAGTCCCAGGATTAATAAAAACATATCAAGAGTATCAAAAAAATAAACTAGACCGGATTAAGCAAGCAAAAGAATTAGCTGATGAACTCGGTGTACCGATATCTGAATTAGGAATTCGTATCCCGAGAAAATTAACAACTGCTATAGAAAGTCAAAAGAACATGCAACAGCTTTCTAGTGATACACCAGAAGAATCTGAAGAATAAAAAAAGTCTAACATTAGTTAGACTCGAAAGAAATAAATCTCTTTAATTGGAATGAGATAATCATAGATATTACTATTGAAAGATAATTATTTGCGATGTAAATCGTAGTTATTGAGAAAAAAATCTTGAAAATTAAGAGAAATAGAAACATTGATACGATAAAATTTTTCAACTTTTTTTTTAACATATGTTTTCTCCTGCTTTTTTTAAAACAATTATAACATGATTATTTATGAAAATTAAATTATTTTTTTAAAAAATCCCCACACTCGCCATCGCCAAAATTTGAGTGTGAGGAAATCCTGTATAAGAAGCAACCATTCAAAAGGTCGTTTTCTTGTACCCATTTTACCAAAATATAGGAGAAAATACAATGTGGGTAGAACAACACAAAAGCGGAAAAGTGAATTTTGTTGAAAGATACCGTGACCCTTATACCAACAAATGGAAAAGAACGTCTATACTCATGGAGAAGGACACCCCCAGAATACGAAAAGAAGCTCAAAAGATACTTGATACTAAGATAACCAACCTTATGAATAATCTAAAAACGTCAGAAATGCTCTTTACAGCTCTTTTAGACCAGTGGTGGGGATTTTATCAACAAGAGATAAAACGGTCGTCTATCGCTTCGTTAAGGGGCAATATCAAGGAAATAAGAGAGTCTTTTGGACTGAATGTAAAAGTGGTCAATATTGATCCTAAATACGTCCAAGCTTACCTAGACAATCTCGATTGCTCCAGAAACAAGAAAGAGCGTCACAAATCTATGCTCAACCTTGCTTTTGATTATGCTGTTGATCTGAATATCATTAAGGATAATCCATCTCGGCGGGCCAAACTCCCGCGGATAAAGAAAACTTTGGAAGATTGGAAGAAAATTGAAGAAAAATATCTTGAAGAGGATGAAATTCAACCGCTCCTTAAAGAGTTATATCGACGCCCCAACACTTACCGTCTAGGGTTACTGTCTGAGTTTATGAGCCTAAATGGCTGCCGTATTGGTGAGGCAGTCAGTATCGAACCAACAAATTATAATTTTGAAACCAGAATCCTACAGTTGCACGGAACCTATGACCACACAGAGGGCTACCGTAACGGCGAAAAAACAACTCCCAAAACTCTTGCCTCCTACCGGGAAACAATCATGACCAACCGTGAAATGGAAATCCTCAAAGAATTGGAGTTCATGAATGAACTGGAAAAAAACACCAATCTACGATATAGAGACATGGGCTACCTTTTCACAACTAAAAACGGAGTTCCTATTCAAACTAACTCTTTCAACCTAGCTCTTAAAGCTGCCAACGAGCGATTGGCAACGCCGATTCGGAAAAATCTTACCAGCCACATCTTCCGTCATACTCTAGTCAGCCGTCTGGCTGAAAACAATGTCCCACTTAAAGCTATTATGGATCGTGTCGGTCATGCTGATTCAAAGACGACTGTTCAAATTTACACCCACATCACCAAGAAAATGAAGTCAAATGTGGCTGACATCATGGAAAACTATTGATTTTATGCCCCAAAAATGCCCCAAAACACAAGAAAAAGCCTATTGTACAAGCTAGAAAGCTTGACGCAATAGGCTTTTTAAATCGCTGTTATTTTACAGCATCTTTAAGAGCTTTACCTGCTTTAAATGCTGGTACTTTAGAAGCTGCAATTGTGATTTCTGCACCAGTTTGTGGGTTGCGGCCTTTACGAGCTGCACGTTCACGAACTTCAAAGTTACCAAAACCAATCAATTGAACTTTTTCACCAGCTGCAAGGTATTCAGTTACTGCTGCAAATACCGCATCAACTGCTGCTGCTGAATCTTTCTTAGTCAATTCTGTAGCTTCTGCTACTTTTGCAATCAAATCTTGTTTGTTAGCCATTTAACAAATCCTCCAAAATATTTTATGAATTAGTAGTCACTAACTCTAACAAGTATTATCATATCTAAAAAATGTTATTAGGTCAAGCACAAAACGAACTTTTTTCAATTTTTCCAAAGATATCAAACTTATTCATAGCGAACGAGGATTGCCCACGCATTTTCACCTGTATGTGTTTGAATAATAGAACCAGTCTCCAAAACAGAAATCGTTTTTTCCACACACGGTTGCAAAATCTGTTTCATTTCGTTCGCCAATTCGGCAGTTCCTGCATACGAAATTCCAATCTCTGCTACTTTTTTATCTTTTAAGCTTTCAACTAAATCATTAACCCATTTTTTGAAGGTTTTTACACCACGCCCCTTAACAATCGGTTGTAATTCATGGTTTTTCATTTGCATAACTACTCGAATATTAAGCAACGAACTGAGAAGCCCAGTCACACGACCAATACGACCACCTTTTACAAGATTTTCAAGCGTTGACACACCGATATACAATTCTGTTTTTTCACGTACTTCTTCGATTCTTGCTAAAATAGCATCAAAGTCTGCACCTTCTTTTGCTAGTTTTGCAGCTTCAACCACTTGAAACTTCAAAGCTTGATCCGTAAAAGAGCTATCAATCACTGTTACATCTACATTTGCCAAGGTTGCCCCTTGTCGTGCAGCTTCGACCGTTCCAGACAAAGCATGCGACATATGGATAGAAATGATTTTATCGGCAGTTTCTCCGAGTGTTTCAAAGATTTCTGCAAAAACACCAACTGGTGGTTGACTGGTTTTCGGTAGATTTTTGCTTGACTGCATCAAACGAAGAAACTCTCCTTCTTTTAAGTCAGCGTCTGAATAAACAACACCGTCTACCATTACAGACAAAGGGACGATTGTAATCTCTAAATCCTCTACAACTTGCGGTTCAATCGTAATAGATGAATCCGTTACAATTTTGATTTTTGTCAT